AGATGCCAGTATCCCTAAATTCTCAGGTTGGCAGTAGCGAACACATGAACTCGCAGCTGTACAACACCATTTTTTCATTGTTGCGCGTTTCTCTACCCGGAATTGTCCAGTCTTTCGATCCGGTGACTTGCACCTGCACGGTTCAACCTGCAATCGCAGGTCAGGGAGTAGATGAAAAAGGTCAGATCCAGTCAGCGCCACTACCGTTGCTTACCGATGTGCCGGTTATCTTTCCCCGCGGTGGTGGCTGCACCATTACTTTCCCGGTAAAAGCAGGCGACGAATGTCTGGTGGTGTTTTCCGATCGCTGCATAGATTTCTGGTGGCAGAACGGTGGTGTTCAGGAGCCTGTCGAACCGCGTCAGCATGATTTGTCCGATGCCTTTGCTTTTGTTGGCCCACAGTCACAGGCGCAGAAGATATCCGGCATCAGCACCACATCCGTGCAGGTTCGTACCGACGATGGCAGCAGCTTTATCGAACTGATGCAGGGCGGCAACGTTAACATCACCACGCCACTGCTTACAGTGAACGGTAACGTTCAGGTTAACGGGACCGTAACATCAACCGGCGATCAGGTGGCGAAAGGCATCAGCCAGACCGTACACGTTCACAGCGGCGTGCAGTCAGGAAGTAGTCAGACAGGTGGCCCGCAATGAGATACCGGCGCGAAGACAATGACGGCGATTATACGTTCGGTCAGGGTGATGACACCTGGCTGATTAACTCGCCCGAAGCAGTTGCCCAGGCCATCAAGACTCGTTTCCTGCTCTGGTACGGTCAGTGGTTCCTTGATACAACAGCGGGAACGCCATGGATTCAGTCCGTGCTCGGAAAGCAGAAGCCTGAAACCTACAACCTTGCCATACGTCAGCGCATCCTTGAAACACAGGGCGTTAACTCAATCATTTCATTCACAACTGACCTTAACACCAAAACGCGCCGGGTGACGTTCACGGCGACGATCGACACCATCTACGGGACAACGACCGTTAACAGCGAGGCGTAATGGCTCTCAAATTAGACACGCTGGGTTTATCGGCAACGGTAAACGCCCAGGGGATCAGCGCGCCTGATTACCAGGCAATCCTGTCCTCAATTACCGGCTATTATCAGCAGATTTATGGTGCGGATTCTTATCTCGATCCAGACAGCAAGGATGGACAAATGGTGGCGCTGGTGGCGCTGGCCATTCATGACGCCAACAATACCGCGATTCAGGTTTACAACTCGTTTTCCCCGTCAACAGCCATGAGCGACGCACTTACACGTAATGTCAAAATAAACGGTATCGGCCGCAATGGAGAGACGCGTTCTGTGGTGGATTTGGTCTGTATCGGCACAGCCGGCCAGACCATCACCAATGGCTCAGTGCGGGATGCGAATAACATCATCTGGAATTTGCCAGCCTCGGTCACCATACAGCCGGGAGGTCAGGTTACTGTCACTGCTACATGTGCGACGCCTGGTGCAGTTGCGGCGATGCCGGGAAAAGTGAACCAGATAAACACGCCGACTCGCGGCTGGACATCTGTTACCAACCCGTCAGCGGCTACAGTAGGCACAGCTGTGGAGCAGGATTCAGCACTGCGGATCCGCCAGAGTCAGAGTGTTGCGCTGCCATCTCTCACCCCTTTCGCCGCGCTGGACGGGGCAATAGCAAACGTGGCAGGTGTGACACGTCACAAGCTCTATGAAAATGACACAGGAAGTCAGGATGCAAACGGCCTTCCGGCGCATTCGGTCGCGGCCATTGTCGATGGTGGAGACGTCACCGCAATCGCCCAGACTATCATCGGAAAGAAAGGACAGGGGGTTTCTACGTTCGGTAGCACATCCGTTCTGGTACCGGACTTTTGGGGGAATCCACACACGATTTATTTTTCCAGACCTTCTCCGGTGCCGGTATTCGTGGCAATCACGCTTAAGGTTTTTACTGGGTACACAACTCAGGTAGGGAACGACATAAAAACGGCTATAGCGGCTTACATTAACTCGCTTTCCATTGGTGATGATGTACTGCTTTCCCGTGTGTATTCCCCTGCTAACCTGGGTGTGATGAGCGGCGGTGAAAGCAGGTATTACGACATCAACAGTCTCCAGATCGGGCGGACTGCTGGAGGCGTGACTGCAGCCAACATCATCACTGCCTATAACGAGGCAGTAACGTGCTCAGTGGACAACATCGCGATTACGGTGACGTCATGAGCAAGTACACCGATCTGATTACCAACTATCACGCCGGAAAGCCAAAGTTTGTTGCCCATGTAGACCTTTCGACACGTCCATTCACCGATGTATCTACCGCCCTGAACGGATTGCTTACAGCCTTCAATATCGACACAGCTGTAGGAAAGCAGCTGGATATCCTCGGCGAATGGATTGGCCGGTCTCGCATCGTCAGTCAGCCTATTTCCGGTATTTACTTTTCATTCGACACGGACGGGCTCGGTTGGGATCAGGGTGTCTGGCAGGGACCGTATGACCCGGATGCAGGTTTTACCAGCCTAAGTGACGATGTGTACCGCGTTATTCTGAAAGCCAAAATTGCTATCAATAACTGGAATGGCCAGAACGAAACGCTGCCTTCCATCCTTAATACGGCGCTGTCCGGTTCGGGCCTGAAAATGCAAATCGTCGATAACCAGGACATGACGATATCAGTCTGGGTATTTCCGGAAACCGATATCAGTAATGTCTCGTTGGAGCTCATATCTGCCATCAGACAAGGCTACCTGACGGTTAAAGCCGCAGGAGTCTGGGCTGGTGATATTCAAACCCCTTCAATACTCACTCCATCGGCTGGAAGTCAGTTCTTTGGTTTCGATCTCGAAAATGAATACATAGCCGGATTTGATGAAGGCGCATGGGAGAAAAAACTGTAATGGTTATTAATAATTTCAAAGCTTTCGCGACAGCCAATGGTGCCAACGTCACAGCACAATCAGACTATGAGGCGTTGACTGCCTTGTTAACTGGTTTTCAGAGCGGCAAGGCATCAGCGGCGCAAATAAATAAAGCGATCCGTCAAAGCAGTACAATCGCAGCTGTTGTTGCTCAGTACATTGCAAACAATTCCGGCAATGATGTGCTTGATAATGGTGATACTTCCGCAATACTGGCAAACCTTCTTTTGGCTGTTCAGTCTTCTGCTAAAACTGCACTTTTGCCCGTGCTGACAGGCGTGATCGGGGAAACCAGAAACCTCAGAATGAGTATTTCAACGCCAACGGCAACCGGAAGCATTACGGCAGATGAAATCATTCTTGGAACTTCTGTAGGGGGTTCACAATACAGACTGGGTAATTTTAACCAGGCTATAAACCTTGCCACTACAGGACCGGGTGGTATGGATGTCGGCAGCATCAATAATGGTTATGTGGCGATATATGCCATTTTTAACCCCTCAACTGGTAAGTCTGCGCTTTTAGGCTTCGATGCCACAAACACTGTAGCGGCAGAGGCTTACTCAGGAAACAGCATGCCAGCCGGCTATACAGCGAGTGCGCTTGTGAGTGTATGGAGAGTGGCTTCGGGGAGTCTTGTTGTAGGTTATCAGTTAGACCGTGAAGTGAGCATTGGTCGTAGCATATTATTGACAACTTCATCATATTCATCATCTTTGACAGCCCCGTGGAATCCTTTAGACATTTCCCCGATTGTCCCCCCGAATGCAAAGTGGGTAGAGATAGACATGGCAGGCGTTACAGGAACAAATTCTGCTTTTTACTCATCAGGTATTACTGGTGCAGTTGATGCAAATAACCTCCCGCTTTATGGGACTACATGGCCCAGCTATTTAGGTGCTGCTCAGGTTCCAGCTTCAGTCTTAATCACTAAAAGGCAAACGGTCTACTACTTGTTTACCCAGACAGAAGGTAAATTCAACTCTGGATTGATTTACGCAAAAAAATATAAATTTTAAGGGGTTAAAATGGAAAAATTTGTGCAGTTCTCAGATGAAAAAGGGAGTGACATCATTGCGGAGTTTGCAGGCGCTCAAAATGCAGACAGCTACCCCAATCAGGGTACTGTAGAAGACGATGACGAAAGGTACGTTGCTTTCATGAAAAAAGTGAGTTTTCTGGCTTCCTGATGGGCTTGGAATCTTTGAAGGGGCGAATGCGAGCTTAAGCTCATGGAGAAAAGTTACAATTAGACACAAACAGAAAAGCCTCTGATGTAAATCAGAGGCTTTTTCTTTGAGCCCAAAGTGTGCGTGCATTTCACGTGCATAATTTTGTGCTTTTTTTGTAGTGCCGTTGTCTCTGTGTAGTCTTGGAAGCCAGTCTACACGGGACTTTGTCCCTGTAACGTCCTACTATATGTGGCGGTGAGAGGGGGATTCGAACCCCCGATA